AAATTTTATCAAAATAGTATCCGGCTGGCGCTGTAAATTTTAATAGTGCGCCAGGGGTTACAAATCTTAAATTAGTATTTGTATATGAACCTAACTGGTAAGGCGCAGCAAGTTCTCCAATATATCCAGTTGTTTGATTAGTATCTACTGTATTACTGTACCACCTAACATCTAGCGAATCAGTAGCGATTCTAAAGAATTTTGAATAATAAAAATCACGCAATTGAGTTGTTTTTAAAGTTTCATATATTTGATTATAAATTACTGCTTCAATATCTGTACGAGTTGCATATGTGAATCTAAAACTAGTGGTATATTCTTCTTTGTATACTGCGCCGTCATCTCCAAATAAGTTTGTTTTACTATACTTGCCAGTTGGATCAACTAGATCAAAGTATCTACTAATACCGCTTGCGCTTCTGTTAACTGCTTTAACTTTAACAACATCTTGATTAACACCTAAGGGACTTAGGTTATAATCTTCAGCAGTTATCATTCTATTTTGAGTATAATAAGTAGCAGGGGCATTATTTTTAATGCTAGTATTTGATTCAGCTTCTGCTGAATTACCAACCGATGTTTGTAAACCTAGCGTTAATGTTAAAGTTTCAGCTTGACCAACATTAGACACATAGGGAATTGAAATCCCTACATTTTTTACATCGCGAGGATTGATCGTGTAGCTAATGCCGTTGCTTGCACGATAGTAAACTCTAAATGTTCCACGAGGTAAGTTACCAAATGTGCCATCACTGAAAACTAAACTTACTCGATCATTAGATCGAGTAAGAACATTATAAATGTTTCTAATAGACTTATTCAAACTATTATAGATAATATTATTGCCTTCAAGGCTTGGGACTTTTGCCCAATATTCTGTCTCAACACTATTTTGATCTAAACGATATAACCATACATCGGTATTGTTAACATTGATTGCATCAAGGTCAACAGTTTCATTTGTTGCTGGCTGATCAATAGTAAATGTACCTTGATTTAATAGACCTTGTCTAAAATGTAGAAAGAACCCGCTGCTAGTACTGCCAGCACCTCTGCCGTCATTTCTATAGACAAATGCCATTCTATTACCGATGGCAGGCGGTTCTTCGTATATTTCTTCGCCACCTTTGAATGTAGTAGATACTACTTCAAAACTCATATTTCTGCCATCAATAGCTTTGGCAAAACTGAATACAGGAACGTTAGCATTAGATCCCTGGAAGCGATATTGCTCTGTAGCAATCCCGTATACATCAGCTTTATCGTCAGGATTTCCAAACTGGCGACTTGCAGGCAATGCTGCATTTATAACTTTAATAAATTGATCATACCAGTTGGAGTTAGCAGGATCGTTCCATCCGATAACTTGATTTGCTAGATTTCTGCCGTTAGAATCAACTACTGTTTGAGTGGTCTGTACCGCAGTAAATTTCAATAATCCAGAGCCTGCAATATTACGTTTTGAGTTGTAACTGAGCAAGCGGGCCAGGCGTAACACGCTGTCACGACGTTCTGCTAGTTCTAAAAAGTTTTCGCGGGCGTTTAAATCTGTGCGGAAACTGATGCTTTGACCAAGGAATGCAATTAGGTCAATTAGGGCCAAATACTCTGAGCTTTCAATGTAATCGTTAAAATCTTCCGGATAGTTTTCACGGATATAATTAATCATTACTCTGCGAAGATTTTCAAAGTCGTAGCTTTGGAAATCTGCATTACGAAACGTCTGGTATATACGTTTCCAATCTTCTGCTACCAGTAATCTATTTTGTCGATCAGTTGCTGACATACGCCCTTCCCAATTATTGAGTATTTAGCGTAGTTTATTATGTAGGAGTTTAATTCACAAGTCCGTTAGCTTGATCAAATTTCAGCTGTATAGACTCTTGTATGTAGTATGGCAGGTAGGTTAATCTACATTCGATCTGTAGGCCACTTTCATATTGTGTGATGATAACTTGGTCAGCTCGAACACGTGGATCATAGTTGATAATGTCCTCAACATTCTTTGCCACCAACTGTTTAAGTTCCTCAGTTAGTGGTTCAAATATCACATCCCAGATCACTGTGCCAAATGTTGGATCATTTAATTTTTCACCTTGTCTTATATGGAAATGGTTGAGAATATCCTGTTTGATCAGGGCAAGATCATACAGTGCAAAGCTGGTAGCATCTTCAGATATAGTACTAAACCCTTTATAGGTCTTGGTACCGGGAACATTCTGCTGAGTTCGATTACCTGGTAAAGTAATCTTTTCATATAGTTTAGGATTAGCTGACATAATAGTATTTAATCTCTTTATTCTTCATCAGGTTCTGCAGGAGAGAATTTAATAAAAGTATCTTCAATAGTTGTATATTGTTTCCATGCATCTGCAGGAGCGATCATTGTTTCTGAAAAATCTGACTGGTCTGATATTTGCTCTGCATCAGTATCTTCATATCTATCTTCTAGATCTCTGTCAGTTTCTTCTGGCTTGACTTTTAACGGATCTAAGTTTTCATGGTATGGATACGGCTCAAATGTTGGAATGCGGCGCATAATACTTGGAGGTATGACGTCTTCTACAAACTCTCCAGATTCATCTGACAGCTTATGTAATTTTAAACGTTGAGGTAATACTGCTTCAGTAGCATTAGCGGCAGTGGCTGCGGTAGATGCCGTAGGTCCGTTAAAATTAATGTTTCCGCCAGATATAGTAGTATTAGCTGCTTTAATTTCCATATTCCCTCCAGAAGTTTGAAAGTTGTGGCCGCCAATATTGAAGTCAAAATCTCCGCCTACTTTATGTTGATACGCACCGTCAAACACTTTATCTACATCTTGTAATACATGCTGTAAGTAGTTTTGATCGTATAATTTGTTTACATCTTGTTTCACATGATGTGTATAATTTTGCTCGTATGTTTTGTCAACATCTAACTTAACATGTATTTTTTGATTTCCGTCAACAATTAAAATTTGGTCTTCAATCACATGAGTATGTTTTTCACCGCGAACTTTAGTATTAAAATTGCGACCACATTCAATATTGATATCACGATCTGCATAAAAATTTAAATCGTTTTTACTATGTACACTGACACTGTCCTGTGCAAAAATGTCAATCTTGCCGTCACTGGTCAGTTCAATCCAAGTGGTACCTCTAGCATTGCCAATATAGATCAAATCTTCAGTATTGTGCATCAGGATTTGATGCCCTGTACGAGTTCTAAATCTCATCAACTCGTTGTGCAATAGTGTAGGATCACCGTCAGTTTCTTGATTTTCTACTCTAGCATATTCAGGGGGGCCTTCGCTTGCTGTTGTCTTACGTAAAAATTTATCGTCACCGTCGTCCATTACAAAGCTGCTGCCGCCGAGTCGACTAACAGCAACATTGTTAGTCCTGTACTCTCGCTTACCAGTGTCTCCAGTTTTTGCGCCGTCTTGTTTATCTAAAGGTCCGGGAGTTGAAATGCCAAAGACCATTGACGGAGTTTCTCTTCTAGCACTGCTTGATGTAATGCCTCGGATATCATCTTCTAACAATCCCTGATCGTCTAACACAATTTCTTGTGGTGTTGCAGGTTTTGTAATAGCAGTTGCGTCAAGTGTTTCAGCTCCAATAACACTGTTGAACTCAGCAACTGGCACACGCTCTTTATCAGTAACTTTAGTCTCGTCTACATTGTAATAGGTACTTGCATACCCGGGAGTCATAAAATTCTTTTTGTCATCGAGCACACAGCCCATCCAAAAGTAGCCTTCTCCTTTGACAAAAATAACCATTACAGTGGATCCTACATCGGGAGGTATCATCCACATGCCGTATGATTTTTGTGTGTTATTATAGTTGTCTTCAGCGTCACTAACAAAATCAACGCTGGTGATTCCCCAAAACGGGCTTAGGTATCTTGCCTGCTGTAATTGACCTTCAGCTGCTTCATCGTTACCACTTTCTCTATATAATTGCACCTCAAGGATGCCCATATAATTTTTGTCGTGATGACTAATAACTTTTGCTAGAAAGGGACCAGGGTCTGTTGTTTTTCCTGCATCAGCAACATTTCTTGTATCTTCACTCATAAGTTATTCTGCCAATTGCGGGCCGACTCCTGCATTATCTGTAGTTTGTTGTATCTCTTCTGGTGTGCGTATTTCGCCTTCTCCAGTTGCTCCAGTTGCTACTGCAGGTTTTACATTTTGTGTATCCTGTAAAAGTTTTACTGTACCACCTTCTGCTGCCGATGGGTTGCTTGATTGCCCTGCACGTCTGATTAATGTTAAAACTTGCGTAAATCTTCCACGAGCAAATGTGCTTTCAACTCTAGTAACTTGATATAGTCCACTAAACTGATTGATTAATTTTGTTGGTCCAAATGTATAAGCACCTTTGCTCATGTCAAGATCAATTGGAGTTCTAAAATCAACTGTTACATCAACTTCTCCTGTTTGATAATCAATACTATAGTCGGCTGTCATATTTTCATATTGAGACTTTGGAGCAGTATAATTACCCATACCGCTATCACCTAGATAATATGGATCGCCTAAAATAGTCAGTGTGGTATTAACCATGTCAAACGGATTGTTCAATACATTGTTTTGAAAATCCTTTGCTGCTCTAGTTTCAGGAGTGTCCTTGGCGCTGCTGCTGCTACCGGTGTTAGTAGTTACTGAATCGTATCGTACTTCTTTTGTTACTTCTCCCTCTATTGGTTTACTAGAACCAGCCGCTGGCGGCGCTGGTTGAGCTTCAACCGCAGGATTAGCTCCCGACGATTCTTTTGCTCTTTGTAGGCCAGCAGTGTTCTTTCCAGCATCTGCAGCCATAGCTGTATAAAATGCCGCTTTAAATTTAATGTCAAAATTTATTACATCTAAGTTTTTAGCTGTATAGATATAGTTGTACGCTTTAACTGCCTGTTTCTTTGCCTGTTTAACTTTAGGGTTGGCAGTATTTGGGGGCATAAAACTTGAAGCATCGATACCAAACGGTACTACTCGGTACACAATAAGTTTTGGTTGAACCCCAGTTGTGGCCATGTTGGCATCAGATGGAATTGTAAACACCTGGGCTTCTATTCGCCACCATGGTATTTTTCCAGTATCAGAAAGCTGTGTAGCTGTTAGTGCTTGACGACCATAGTCACTCATTAGTAAAACTTGATTTATAGCATTAGGAATGTCAGTACCTTGTGAAAATTTAAAAGTACCTTCGGTAGGGTCTATTGATATTTTTCCTCGAGTATATACTTTAGAGGTTTCATTGTATACTAGGCCTTCTTTAGCAAACGAAGAATCTCCAATACGTTCAGGAGTAAATCCCATACTGGCTCTACCCAAACTATTCATATCAGCAGTATATTGTATTAGTGTTCCGTTACCGCCTTCTT